ATCAGTTGGATTGAAGGGCATTTAATATTAATATAGATAATATTTTAATATTAATAATTAAATTATAACAACCTTTAGACATTCGGCGTTCCGCCTCATTAAAGGTTGTGCCAAATTTTTTATAAAGGTATATTATAAATGATTTCTACTATCGCAATCGTAATCGCAGGTGTATCCCTTATTATAGTGGTTGTCACTATGTATCGCAATACTTCGAACCCCGTTGCAATAATTGACACTGAAATGGGTTCAATTGTGCTTACTGAAGGCAATAATGGAATGGTCGAATGTCAAACAACCGAAGTCGCAATCGTCGATTCCGAACTGAATCTAATTGTTTAGGAAAATAGAAAAATAATGCGTTTTCCATAGAATTTTAATATAGTGGGAGTATATAAATGTTTGGAACTGTCTATGCCATTAAATGTAAAGAAACAGGCGAACAATATATTGGTTCAACTTGCAAACACGTCGAATATCGTTTGGAACAACACCGTCAAATAGGTAATAAAACCAGTAGTCGTCCTATCATCGACCGTAAGAACTTTGAGTGCATTATTCTTGAATCCGTAATATGTGATTCAAAGACAGAGTTGTTATATAGGGAGAGGCATTATGTAGAGACCGAACCCAATGTGGTTAATAAATGTCGCCCTATTATCACCGTAGAAGAACGCAAAAAGGCAGTCCTTGACTATGAACACGCCCACCCCGCATACTTTCAAAAATATCGCGACGAGCATCGAGAAAAGTGGCAGGGTGATTGGACTTGCGAATGTGGTGTTAAATGCCGTCTTATTAACAAAAATCGACACAAACGTAGCACTCAGCACAAGGACTTTATCAACCTTATTCAACCTATTTAGAGGAATCTTATAATACTGTATAAGATGCCTAAACTGCCAATGAACTATGACAATGCAGTTATTTATAAAATTGTATGCAATGACCTTACTATTACAGACTGCTATGTAGGTTCAACTACTAATTTTACAAAACGAAAAAATAGTCATAAATTTAATTGTAAAACCCAACCCCAATCAGTTTATGAATTTATAAGACAAAATGGAGATTGGGATAATTGGGAGATGGTTCTTGTGGAAGAATTTCCTACAACATCAAAACTTTTGTTAGAACAGCGTGAGCGATATTGGTTTGAAACATTGAATGCAACTTTAAATAATAATAATCCAAGTAGAACTGTTTTTGAATATCGACAAAACCATAAAGAACAAATGGCAAAATATCAACAACAATATCAACAAGACCATAAAGAACAAATAATAGAATATACCAAACAATATAATCAAGACCATAGAGAACACATATTAAAACGCCAAACACAATATAATCAAGACCATAAAGCAGAAATAGCAGAATATCGACAACAATATAATCAAGACCATAAAGCAGAAATAATGGAAAAACAACGTATTCGTCGTTTAAAACTATAGATTTTGTTAGTTTGTTAGTTTATATGAATACAGATTATAAAGTTCAAGCAATCCATTTTAACAAAAATACAATGACTTTCGACCAGTGCTTAGAATGGGTCTGCAATAATAATTTTAAAATCAAACAGGTAACCGAAACTAACTATGTCTGGATTTTTCACCAACTATCCCCTGCATATTTAAAACGTATTGGGTATGCAGACTATCGTTGCAAGTTCGGCAATGATTTAATCTGCATTGTAAATGGGTTTAGAACAATTAAATCTAACAAACTAACAAATAGAGATGTATGAAGGAATGTATGAAAACGGTATGACTGCACTATGCCTCTCTTGCCACCCCTGCCTTGCAACTATCTACTATGAGGTTCTTTTAATATATGGGTATTTATAAATGATGCAGACTCTTATTTATTGGTTCGCCCTGTTCTATTTAGGAATCATCTCAATAGAAACGGTTATGATTGTTAGAAATGATAATGAGACCATATTTGATGTTGTTGTTAGAACCGCCAATGGAATCGCCAAATACATTACTATTAAAACTAACAAGGATGTATAACCGATTTAAATATATTATGATACATATATTAAGAAATATGTATAATAAAGTTGCAATTTATAAATGGCGAGAAGCACACCCAGAAGAATACCTTGAACTGTCTCGGTCGGTTGCCCTTAAAAGTAAATGGAAGAATATCGAACAATCAAGAGAACGAAATAAATTACATAAACGGTTTATGACCGAAGTCAAAAGATTTAGGAATATAGATATTTTTTAATTCAACAATTATTTATTGAATTAAAACAATTAAGTTCAAACCACTTAAATAATTATCTCCAGAAAGTGTATAAATGAATAACATTAAGGAAATCCAAACAATTAAATACACGACTTCGATTAATTCATTTAATTTCAAGCATATTAACACGACAGACTACCACGAAATATGTCAGTCTGCTAATTGTTATGAAGTGATTCCAGATGATAGACTTATTAAACCATATTTTGATATTGATATTAAAAAATACGATTACGAAGATGACTGCATTCCAAGTATTATTGAACTCGCCAAAGGATTTCTTGATTCAAGATTTGCAAATGCAAAATACTCTATTTTAGATTCCAGTAGTCATTCCTATTTATCATGCAAAACAAAAGAAATCTCAAAGATAATCTCACTACATATTATTATTACAAATTATAAAATAATGAAATCCCAAATGCTGGAGATTGTAACTGCTATTAATAAAGAACAAATGCAAATTCAATTGATTCAATCCTACCTTCCTTTAGAATCCGAGTTTAAATTCTTTGATGAGAGTGTTTATGATTCAAATCGTAAATTACGTTCTGCATATGCTAACAAAGATAATGGTATGGGTGTAGTTGAAAATCGCCCCTTCCAGATTGTAGAAGGTTCATTCGAGGATTCTGTTATTTCTGCGTTTATTCCTGATGATGCAACTCTCATTGAACTAATCGAAAGCAAACCAACTCAACCAATACAATCAATTCAAATGACATCTGAATTAAAAACTGAAAATGAATTGTTTTTTAAGACGGCGATTGATTCTGGATTTCTATGCAATCATAAAGATAGAATCGATTGGATTAAGGTAGGATGTGCGTTGCATCATTCAATTACTGGAGACAATGGACTTGCTTTATTTGATGAGTATTCCAAACTGTATCCATCCTATTATAATTATGAAGGTGTTGTTAAAACGTGGGACTCACTCAGAGACATAAATAGCAGTCAAAAGAAACCAACTACTATTGCAACAATTCATAAAATGTGTAAAGATGAGAATTTGGATAAATATAAACAAGTCGTCGCCAAAGTTAAACAATCATTGAAACAACAAGAAATTAAACAACTTGAATCAACTATAGACCAAGCATTGACATATGCAGAAATGAAAATAGAGTTTGAAACAACTCATTTTAAAGTCATCGATAGTGCGTTGTTTATGACGATACAACCATCAGGTGATATTAATATTCAAAATAAACAATCGCTCCTTGTATCATATGAACATTTAAGATTTGAAAAGATTGTAAAGGGTGAAATAACATCAATGGGATTTGTGTCTGAATGGTTAAAAGACCCATCAATACGTAGATATGATTCAGCAGATGTGTATCCGCCAGACCAAGTATGTCCCACCAATGTGTTTAATTTATGGGTTCCATTTGCAATGGAAAAAGTGTCTGAATGGACGCATATCCAGACTGGACTGGATGCATTTCGAAAGCATATTCTTATTATGTGTAATAATGAAAAGCATATTGCAGATTACTTTGAGTTATGGATAGGTCAAATGATTCAGTGTCCCAGTGTGAAATCCATATGTCCTACAATTATTTCAGAACAAGGTGCAGGTAAAGGAACCATCATGAAGTTGTTTATTAAAATGTTTGGTCCATCAAAAGTATTGAATGAAATGACTAACCCAAGCAGAGATGTTTGGGGTAATTTCAACTCTCTTATGAAACAAGCATTTTTAGTTAATCCTGATGAGTTGAGTGGTAAAGACAGTCGCGATGCAGTAGGACAAATTAAAGCACTCATAAAAAGTGATACAATTTCAATCAATTCAAAAGGACAAGCACCAATCATTATTAAATCATATCATCGATTTTTGAATACTACAAATAATAGCGATCCTGTGTCAGTATCAAAAGACGATAGACGAAACTGTGTAATTCGTGCAAGTGATGAACTACGTGGTAATGCAGAGTATTTTAAAAAATTATATGAAATGCTCGAAGATGTGAATGTCATCAAGACTTGCTACGAGTATTTTAAAACTCTTCCAAATGCGGATAAGTTTAACTCGCTTCCTATTCCTCACACAGAGTATCATGAAGAAATGAGTCAATTAAGCGTTTCACCAATCGAGAGTTGGATGCGAGATTACACAGAAGAATTCTATAACCCTGAAACTAATACTATCGGTAATACGGTAAAGGTTCAAAGCTCAAAATGTTTTGAGATGTTTAATGAATGGAAAGATAAAACTCATATGACGTATGATGTAAATGCATTGAAGTTTGCAGTGCAAATGAGTCGTATTAAAATTGATGGTGTTGATTCAATTAAAGGTTCAAAAGGTGAAAGACTCAAACAGTTCGATTTGACAAAGATGTCAAACTATTTCAAAATCTAAACAGTTTTTATAAAAAATTAGAATTTTTATAAAATAAAGGCAAAAAGGCGGGTGAGGCGGGTGGCGGTCGGCGGGTTCATTTTTGTATCCATATATATTTTGAAACTATAAATATTTTTTATTTATTTTTATATTTTATAACTCTTTTGCGTTTTGACCCGCCACCACCCGCCACCCGCCACCTTTTGGGTTATGCTCTCATTAATTATGATACATATATCTATTCTTCTTACTTATATATAGGTAATAATAATAATAATAATAATAAAGTAGTAAAGTCAGTGTCAATTAGTGGGTGGCGGGTTGGGTGGCGGGTGGTCCAAAAGGTGGCGGGTGCTTTTTCGATTTTTATAAAAAGGACAAAATAGAATAGATATATTTCATAATTTGAATAAAAACGGGACTAACTAACAAACTGTTTCAATTTTATTTCAAATTTACACAAAAACTGAAATAAAAAAGAGGGACGAATCCCAGTTAATTCTTTGTTTTCAAATACATATTATAATAATGGTCCCAGTTATTAGATACAACCCCGTAGATTCTTGGATACTTTACCTCCATTACGTGCAAAGCATTTATTTTTGTAATGTTGTTTCCAATACACGTCATTACAATACCCCTCTCGAACTTCGTCAATAGTTCCTTTGGTTCAAGAGCAACAAGCAATTCGGTCAATCTTGTAATCTCTTCGTCTCTATGGCGGTCCTGTTCTTTAAGTTCTTCGATACGAACATTATTTATTTTTATGGTATTAATTAATTTTTGATTCTCCGTTTCAATAGTATTCATTTTAACGAGGTTATAATTTGTTATATTTGTTTGAACTAATGATACCTATTATGGTAAGACAATTCATTTCAATTTTTTTTAAAAACTGCAATAAAACTGAAATACTGAATTTGTTAGATATTAATGAGTATAACAAAATTAAAGATATCAATGTAATTCATTGTAATACTAAATGCCTCATTTAAATCAATCATCAATAAAAACTACAAAAGTTCCTCCATATGTTTATAAAATAACGGGAAATGGACTTACGTATTATGGAGCCAGTGGAAATTCTTTTAAAAAACGTAAAGCCGAGCATATTCGTAATCAATCAACAACAAGTAAATTAATTATTAATTCAACAAATGACTGGAAAATGGAAGTAATTGAGCATGGATTTGACACGCTTCACGAAGCAAAACGATGGGAAACATGGTATATTTTAAATAATCCGTGTGTCAATAAGCTTATTGAAAAAAGTAGATACATCGAACCTGTGTTTAATGGTCCAAAATTTGTTGAACATAAAACTTCAAAAATACCTCAATGTGATTTAGATTTATTAAAAAAATCATTTGGTTCATTATTTTTTAGGTTTGTCCATAAGAAGTATTAGCTTACACAAAGTTCATCGCCCCCTTATTAATGTAATTTCCGCCAACAATAAATGAATTCTCCCACATTGTTTGTAGGTCGAACTTTATTTGACATAGGTAGAATTATGTGAGCATTACCAAGCAAGATATTTAAAACAGTTAAATATATTTCAGGATTCACATTAATACAGAACCACCCCCCGGGCGCAAGTCCGGCATAGGTGGCTTTAAATAGTGGATTATAGAAATTGTTAATCCATTCTGTTTTTGTTAGTTTATTCGTTCCAGGATATAACTCAATATTAAAATAGGGAGGCGATGTTAAAACAAGGTCGTAATCCAAACTGGAATAGTCAAAGGCTACTGCATCACAAAAATGAAGCTTAATTAAAGTAGTTGGTTTTAAAATTCCATCCAACAAGGAGACCATACGACCGTAAGGTTCTTTCAATCCAATATTTAAATCGATACCGGTATAACAAGGAACGCCACAAATACATGCGCCAAGGAGTCGTCCCCCCCACCCCATACAGGGGTCGCATACAGAACGGGGTTTGAATTTTTTGAACACTTCAATCGCACGTAAAGGTTTGAAAATACTAATAGTTCCACAGTGCAAACTATAAATGCGATACAATTTGGTTATTTCATTAACCAGTAAATTAGCTTGATAATCCAATAGGTTTTTTATATAAGGTCTTGCGTGATATTCAGTGTCATTAACAAAAGAATAAAAATTAAAACCCTTACGAGAAATGGTGGCGAGTCGAAATGGAAACATAAAGAAATCCAAAAAGGTGTTCCCAACACGGCATTCAGTTGTGATGCTTGTCGTGTCAATCTCTTTTAATTTCAATAAATCTTTGATAGCATTATCGAGAGAGATATTTTTGATTTGTTTTGCGATTTGTAATTGTAAATCATTCATAATTATAATATTAATAAATATTTTTTAAAACTGTATGTATATAAATGTCTCGTTGGATAGAATGGATACGTGCGTTTGCAATCAAAACTAACAAATCTTATGGTTGTGCTTTAAGCGACCCAGAGTGTTCTGCGTCATATAGGCGCAAGTTTGGAGTTGCTAAAAAAGTCCCACAACGGGTTGAGAAGGAACGAATGGGGATGGAAGACCGTGATGCACCAGAACCAGAACCAGAACCAGAACCAGAATTAGAACCAGAACCAGAACTACCAAAACGAGGACGTGCTAAAAAGTATGCAACACCCGCAGAAGCATATCAGGCAAAACTTGCATCTAACAAATTAAAGAGACAAGAACACCGTGCAGGGGGGAAGAAATACACTTAATTAAGTTTAAAATTAATAATTATTTGATAGTTTTGTTAGCAATATTCGACGAAGTCGAACGTTGGACTTCGTCCAATATCAGTGTTATTATTTATAACCTTTAGACATTAAAAAGGTATCGTCCTTTTTTTTTATATAGTGTTATATTATAATGGCGTTAAATCTCTCGTATATTCATACCAAGAATACGCTCCAACTGGCGGAACAAAAATCCTCTGTGAGTCTGGCTATTGTTAATAAGGTAAAAGAACTGGATGGGTTCGAACGTCTCAAGCACGATACAGAGTTGTGTTGTTTCATTTGCAGGTGCTTAGAGAATAGCATTGAATGCAGGAAGGTAGATAAGAAGCGACTTGCGTTTGAAGTGTATGATAAACTGTTTGAAATGAGTGGTGATGACAAGCAGATTATTTCAACCTTGATTGATTTTTTGTGCGCGAACAAACTCATTAAAAAAATGAATACCCTTAAAAAGTGGTCTCGATTGACGAGCGACTTCTTTGCAAGAAGACTTTGAAACAGTCTCCTTGATTTCGTATGGAGCAAATTTACCGCCAAATCATTAGCAATTCAAATGATTACAACAAAGTATTCAAATTTTATCACTTATGTGCTTGTAAGCAAAATAGGACTGAACTACACTGTTGTTGCACTAATATTGGTTTTATTGTAGGCACCCCCCTACGATTTAGAAAATGGTGCATTTTGCTTTACTTTGATAAAATAATATGAGACTGGTTATGATGTCATATTATTTAGTCTTTACCAAAATCGGATGGGTCTAATGCTTCATTAAAATCAATCCTAAATTTTAGTAATGGGTTTGTCTCTTCGATACATACCAGTAAGAAGTGTAATTTTTCACGAGTTGCTTCTTGAAACATTCCCATTAGTTGCTCTTTTGATGCACCTATTGCGACCTCATTTAACATCATAGAGATACTTCTTTTATTACCAATACCAAGCACAACAAGGTAGTTTGAATTTTGTCTTACAATTAACGGAATCTTAAAATATGATTGTGATAAATACATTACGGTTACGCCCGATTTCCGACACCTTATAAAATAATCTAACACGCTTGACTGGTCTTTTGCAAGACATAGGTCATCAATTACAACTAATGACTGTTCTTCCTTATCAAACTTATTTAAAGGTGGAAGCGTATGCAATCCTTCTGTTATTTGAATAGCGGGATTCTTTAATTTAAGAAAATTGTAAAGTGCCTCATCTGCATCTTTTGTTACAATATGAATTTTACTAAACGTTCCCTTACCTTGAGAGCATAATGATATGAAATTAACAACCATGTTACTTTTGCCACTTCCGCTGGGCGCAGATACACAAATACGGGCAGGTAGTTTTATACCGTGAAGATTAAAATTGGGATTATCTGCAGTTCGAAGCAACGATTTTGGCATACGTTCATACATATTACAGACGGACATTGATAGTATATACTTTTATAAAAAGTTTAGCATTAATTAAGCATTTTGCTACACTTTTTATAAAAGGAGTTAAATATAAACCATATGTTAATATATGACCTCTAAATATAAACAAGGTAAAATTTATAAATTAGTTTGTAATGGTTTAATTTATATAGGTTCAACAATACAAAAATTATCACAACGTAAAGGAGAACATAAAATGTATTATAAAAATTATTTATTAACTGGGAAAAGTAGGTGTTCCTCAACTGATTTATTTAAATTAGAACAAGAAGTAGATATATTTTTAATAGAAGAATATCCGTGTAAAACTAAAGCAGAATTATGTTTAAGAGAAAAGTATTGGTATGAACTTACTGAATGCGTTAATCATCAAAATCCTTATAGGACTATAGAAGAAATTAAAAATTATAAAAAACAAGAAGCAAAGGTTTATCGTTTAAAACATAAAGAAGAAATAGCGATTAAAAGTAAAAATTATAAACAAAAACAAAAAATACTTTTAAAATCTAATCTATTATTATAATAACGATGTCGAGCTACCCTCCACCATACCCACAAACAATATTTAACTCGGAAGCGTTCATACCTGACTCAACAACTGGAATCACGCTTGAAGAAGCAAATGCTAAATATTTAGCGAGAACAGATGTTGCAGTAAGTGTAGCACAAACTACTTCGTTTAGTGACAACATTACGATTGGAAATACTTTGTTAGATTACATCCCAGCACAAGGGTTGCAAATTAAATCAACTGTTAATAATGAGGCAGTTTTTATTAGAGTGTTAGATGGAACTGGAGTAACAAAACAAAGAATAGAATGTAATACAACACATACCAATTTATACGACCAAACGCGTTTTACGAATAGCACAACTCCATCAACTGATTATTCTTATATTCAACAATCGGCAGGAACATTGAGTCTTACAAATCAAATTAATGGTGGTTTGGTTGGTTTATCTTGTAAAACATCTGCTGGCGCAAGTGTGACTCCAATATTCTTCTCGGGTTCAGGTATTATATTAACTCCATCCCAAGTTGCAACTGGTAATAATGGATTAACAATTAATTCCGCCATTTTTGGTAGAAATGACATTGGAGCAAATACGTTCAATGGAACATTATCATATCTAACTCACCCGATAGGTTGGTCTATTGTAGCACAACGAAGTTTATCAACTTTAGTATCAAATCAAACAACAGACACAATAACAGTGGGAACACCTACTACGGTATTTAATAATCTTTCAAACGGTGTCTGGCGTATTACGGCATTTTGCAACAATAGTGTTTCCGAGGGGGCAAGTTCTTCAATTAAACTCGGTTATGGCGCACCAACAGGAGCAACTGTTTTAAATGGAGACATCGCACAAATATATCATACTAATGTTGGAACGATATCTGCATTCGGTCAAAGTTGGCCCGAATTACTTTTAAGAACAACTGGTAATGGTGTTACTTCGATTAACGTAAATATAACAATTAATTTCAGTCTCCGCCCAACAGTTGCGGTTTTTATTACAGCAATTAAACTTGCTTAACTCCCTAATTTTAATATAATGTTAATATAACTAACAATGTCAGAATATCAACCACCAACAGAGAATCTACCAATATTTGATGTATCTGTTTTTAGAGATAATGCACCTTACGATGAGTTCTACCTTTCAAGGAAAGGTCTTGCGACAAGTGTAGCAACTGAAACAACTTTTACTGGGTTGGTTTCATTTAATTCACTTACAAGTCCTCCTCATTGTGCTGCCGTTCCAGTAAATCCAAACGATTTATGTAATAAAGCCTTTGTGGAAGCTTTGGCACCTCAAACATCATACATCGTCTTCCTTAATTATAGTCAGACTTTTACAACAAGTACACCCACCATATATAAGAAACTAAATCCATTAACCAATAATACACCAACAACAGTTCCATTCCACACAGTTAATACAACGCCATTACTCATTGCAGGGTTCTTCAATACCAAAGCAGACCTTAAGTTTGCGAACTCAATACCTGCTGGTCTTTGGAATTTAGTATTGTTTGCTAATTGCACCACAGGTAATGACCAAAATCATATAGGTCTTAATTTTGTATTAATTGGAATAACGGCACTTGGAGTAGAGACTATTATAGCGACAAGCGCTTACTCACCGCTCATCAATGTGCTTGCACCACTTATCGGGACATATAGTTGCATACTATCAGTAACCAACGCAATTGACATAACCGCATACGACCAGATTGGTATAAAAGTCTACGCGCTTTCAAATACATCCGCTGGAAGAGATGGTTCAATCTTTTTTCAATATCCATCATATTATTCAAGCTTACAAACAAGTTTTGCGACAACCCAAGCAGCGGATATTACTGTTACTAATAATTCATGGTCTGGAACAAACACATTTAATAATACAACCAATTTAAATACGACCATAATCCAAGGCACAGGTTCTATTCAGTTCCCAGATACATCAACACAAACCACAGCATTTAAATCTCTTGTATCAGGAATTTATACAAACAGTAATATAACAGTAGACGCACAAGGAGCTATCTCGGCAATTAGCACAGGGGTTGGTGGTGCAAATGCGGAAACAATTGATTTAACGCTTACGACATCAGGGACTGGTTATAACATTCCATATTCAACAACAACTGGACTTGCTTCAACTCTTCTATCAGGTGGTTTGGTTTATAATCGAGATACCAATACGCTTGCGGTATCGGCAACAAATGCTACAAATTTAATTGGAGGAACAGCAGGCCTTATTCCATACCAGTCAGGAGCAACAACAACAGCATTTATTCCAGTAGGAACAACAGGACAAGTTTTAAAAAGTAATGGAACATCAGCACCTACATGGACAACAGATATTGGAGGCAATTCTGGTTCATCAACATCGGTAGCACTAACAGGAGATGACAATGCAGGTGATTGGTTTATTCCATTTTCAAAGACATCGTCAGCAACAAGCAATGCACTTTATATTGACAATACAACGACGCCATTGACGTATAACGCAAATCTGGGAAGAATGTCTGCAAAGGATTATACGATTGGAAGTAAAACCCAAACTCAGGGTTCAAGTTCTGGTCTTATTACCTACACAGGTGCGATTATGGATTATATCAATCAAGCAACATCAGGTTCTCATCGTTTCCAAGTTTATGATTCAACCCCTAATCTTATAGTGCCTTTGACAGTAGGTAGCACGAGCATTTCAACAAAAGTTCCAGTTAATATTCTTTCAACCGTTCTAACATTAGAAACACCCTCACTAACTATTAAAGATACATCAAGTCCCAATAGAATTGATTTTATACTCAACCCACCAGTTCAAACGTTAAACCCATTTGTATCAGCAGATAACCAAGTGATAGTAGCAAATGGAGTTATAAATACTGAAACATTAACCCTAACGACAACGTCATCAACATTATCCGGAATTAGGATAAGTAATAACAATGTGGCGATAGGAGTTGGTGGCACGACCGCAGTTCCAGATTCAAGTATTGCTGTAACTCCAACCCAGATTGTTTATTTTTCACCAACTTGTCCCATTCAATCAGGGTATACAGTTCCAGCAGGGACAGACAACACAACAAAAATCGCAACAACCGCGTGGGTCCAAACAGCGATTCCTTTGGGAACGTCAGCACTCGCAACGAATTTAACCAACGGACTTATTGGAAACGTGCTTTACCAAGGTGGCTCAGGTTCAACAACAAGAATGACAAACGGTGCATCTGGAACAGTCTTGACATCAGGTGGAGTTGGTGCGATACCAACATGGTCGGCAAACCTCGCAGGAAATGCGGGGTCGGCAACCGCCATAAATCTATCCGCATCAAGTGGTGTTACGCATTACATACCATTCTCTTCAACGCTAACAGGTAATTCCACATTACAAACTAATTCCAGTTTAAACTATGATGGTATTACAAACACAATAACAGGAAATGTATCAGGAAATGCAGGAACAGCGGATATTGCGACGAATTTAACAGCGGGTCTTATTGGAAACGTGCTTTACCAAGGTGGAGCAGGTTCAACAACAAGAATGACAAATGGTGCAGTTGGAACAGTATTAACAAGTGGTGGAGTTGGTGCGATACCAACGTGGTCAGCAAATCTCGCAGGAAATGCGGGTAGTGCAACATACGCCTCAAATACGACGGTAACAAACGACGCGGCATCAGCAACCTATCAAGCACTTACATTTACATCAAATATAACAGGAAATCTTCCACAAAAAACAAGAGCGGTAATAGCAACTGGTGCTGGACTATCGTATGTGCCTTCAACAAACCTTTTAAATGTTAATGCGGCAGGAGTAGGAACTATAAATACAGGATTATTAAAATTACAAAACAGCACGGCAAACACGTCAGACATAACCAACACAGCAGGAACATTAAACATCGCCAACAATTTAGCATCAAGTGGAATCCTTTTACAGACGGCAAACGCATCAAGCGTAGTCGCAACACGTGTGAATATAACAGAAACAGATACAGAGATTGTGAATAAACTACAAACAAGCGCAGGAATAGTTGGTCCAGCGGCGCTTCTTACTTTTACAAGTGATATGATTGGATATAACATAAAAAAGAATGGGACTTCTGGTGATTTCAATACAGTATCAGGCACTATTTATAGTCTTCACGCATCAGGAACAAATGGGGTTGCGTTGGTAGCAGGTGTGTATATGGTAACACTTTACTCGAATTTTCAACCACCTAACGTAGTAGGCGGTGGGGTTATTAATTTTTCAACAACAGGTATATCTACGGTTGGAACAACACCTTACACTTATGTAGGAGGAACTGGACCGATTTCAGTGGGTGGTTCAGCAACTCTACCTGCAAATGCGAACTTACGTGTATCTGGAGGAATGTGTACTACGATGGTAGTTCCAACAGGAGGCGGAACATATTATCAACTGGTTAATATGGCGTATTCAACTTTTACTACGATGTTGTGTTTTGCGACCGCAAGCTTCTTTCACGCAACAAGAATTGCTTAATTTAAATATCCTTGTATAATAACTAACCAATGTCAGACTATTATCCACCATCTGAAAATCTACCAATTTTTGATGTAAATGCGTTTCGAACAACGAATGACAACAATATAACTCAAGACGACGCGGACCGAATGTATTTATCAAGACAAGGAGTAGCATCATCTTTAGCGAACTCAACAAACTTTTTAGGAACACTTGCATGTGGTGGTAATTTAACTCTTAATGCACCAATAGCATCTAATAGACAGATACAAGGTTCATTTTTAAAATTACAAGACAACGCTTCTATATCAACTAATAAACCGATGATTTGGAATCCTGACCCATCTCTTCAAATAACAACGAATGATTTTTTAGGCACACTCAAGACAATTGATTTAAAAAGTTATGATGGAACAGCTACAAATCTATCAACATCATTGTCGTGTCAATACGCACAGGTTTCAATGAAAGGAACCTTAAAAATAGAAGACGTTACTATTACTGGAAATACTTCTACAATCTCAACGGTTGTCAATAATTTTATAATCAATAATCCTATTCACAATGGAAATATTGTTTTAAAAGCGGATATGAACCAAGGTGGGTCTGGTATTATTTCACTACAAGCAACAAATGTAATTCAATATAATTGTCCGATTGCTCCACAAATAGGTTCAAATCCATCAACTAATATGAATTATATTGGTGGAACAAGTATTATAACTGGTTCAAATCTGGGAATAGTATACCAAAATTCTGCAATACTAAACTCGACCAGTATAACCCTTGTTCCTGGGGTATATACTCTTATCGGACAAGTTCATTATTACTTGACAAGTAGCTTTGAAATAACGTGGAAATACTGGGGGTGTTTTTTTAATTCAGTAATAAATTCATTATCAACAACAGTTGGAAGTCCTTATACAATATCTACTAATACGTTTGATACACGAGGTACAAACAACACATCTATAAATGGGCTAAATGCTGGTTCAGGAATGAAAATGCAATCTGTTATGAATATCAATTTAACAACAACAACCCAGATATTTTTAAATTTAGTGTGTGAGTTTGTAAATTCAACAAACGGTTTTCCAAATACTATAAACGCTTATAGTAGCATTATGGTTACACGTATTGCATAATTCAACAATTAATGAAACATGTAAGACCGAAATAATGACATTTATCTTAATTGTTTAGCAGATTTTTATCTACACAGTATATATAAATGGAGTTCAAACGAATGCATATTAAAGCGTTGTCAAAACAGGCATTAAGCAAGTTAAAAAGGGGACTCCCCGCAAGAGTTATGGCGGGGGAAGGAATGCAATTGGTTGTAATGCCGCATCAGTTTAGTGCTATTTCAAGAGCGTTCATTAAAAATAAGGGAATGAATGTAGCACTATCTCCCCCCGAGGTGGAAGCGAATATGGTTGATGAGATTAGCGGTGAGGGTATATTTGGTAAGAAAGCAGACAAGTTCTTTGAGAAGAAGGGAATCAAGAAAGTCATCTACAAGACGGGTGCGGCCCTGAAACCTTTAGCGATGGAGGCGATCGATGCGGCTGCTTCCGCGGCCGAAGCATATGGCGTTCCTGCACCACTGATTGATTTGGTGAAAAAGGAAACTAAAGGATATATCGATAAACCAGAAGACTACCAGACAAAGAAGGGACAACGTGCTTTATTGAAACGAACTGGTAAGGTTGCAGGAGAAGTTGCAACTCCCTACCTTGAAGATGCTGGAGTTGATATGCAACAGGTTAAGGATGCGGCCAAGTTGGCGCGTGAATTAAAGAAGGGTGCAAAGTCAAGCGGACCTCCTATGACGGCCGCCTCATTGAAGGGTGATGCTGAGGAAGCGTTCTTATCTACCTTACAGACTTATATGGATAAACGAACTGCGTCTAAATCTGCTCCTCAATCAACTAACCCTTGGGACTTGGTCGATAAAGATGGAATAATCGGTAATGGTGTCATTCAGGATATTCGAAAGACCCTACGTACTCGAGGTGATATAGGAGGAATGGGACTGTATGCGGGTGCATCTTCTGGACGAGGTCTTGGTATGGGACTGTATGCTGGTGGATGTATGGGAGGATGTATGGGAGGAGAAGGATTCAAAACAGACCTACGCGATATGGGAAAACGGTTTGTGAATTCAGGACGTAAGATGGTTGGAACAGGACACCCTTCATTGGAGTCTCAGAACTTGGATGCAAACTTTTTTATGCAAAACCAATACCCTCCTTCGTACCAAAGAAGACGTTAAATGAAGGGCATCCATTGGGGTGTCAATGAAGGGCATCCATTGGGGTGTCAATGAAGGGCATCCATTGGGGCATCAATGAAGGGCATCCATTGGGGCATCAATGAAGGGCATCCATTGGGGCGGTATTAAACGAAAGATAAGCATTAACTTTCGATTAATATAATATAATGTCATTAAATGAAAGATAAGTATTAAATAAAATATTTTATATAAGCATCTAATATCATAATATAATATAATATTTCATTAACTGATACTTAAGCATTAACTATTGTTTAATCTCTAACTCTTAATATTATATATTATATATTATATATTAAACAATAGTTAATCATTAAATGTAGTATTATGAATTGCAGATTATTACAAAATGAGAATACATTTCTATCATTGCAACTGAAAGAATGTTTAGATACAATTGAAGATTTGAAGGAGAGTTTAAAAAAATATGAATTGGAAGATGATGAAGACGATAGTTATACATATGAATCAGTTATACAAGACACACAACAGAATCTAACAAATCTAACAAATCCAATTCCACTTACATTAATTAATCCTGAAATTAAAATATTAAGGAATATTATAATGACTCCCTTAAAAGAACACATTAAGGAAAAACGACCTACCCTATCCGACTCTTCTGTCAATACCTACACCAGTATTTTAAAGTCTCTTTACAAGAAAGCGTTCGGTGAAGGTAATATGGATTTCGATGACTTTGAAAAGTCTGATGTTATTCTTGATTTTTTGAAAGACCTTGAACCTAACAAACGAAAAACGATTATGTCCGCATTGGTTGTCATTTGCAAAGACCCCAAACCATACAGAACACAGATGCTTGATGACATCAAGGAAACTTCAGCTAAGACGGCAAAACAAGAGAAGACTCCCGAACAGGAAGAACATTGGATTACCCAAGATGCATTACACGCAAAGTTTGCAGAACTCGGTCAAGACTCCGCTCACACTTACAAGAAGAAGACTTTAGCAATGGCGGACTTACAGAAGATTCAAGACTTTATTATTATTGCATTATTTCATTTGATTCCTCCACGCAGGGCGCAAGACTATACCGAGTTTAAAATTAAAGATGTCGATAAAGAGAAAGACAATTGGTTTGATGACCGTGTGAATGAATTCGTTTTTACCAAGTATAAAACCGCTAAATTTTATGGAGAGCAACGCTTACCAATTGGTAAGGACCTTAAACTAATTATTAAGAAGTGGATAAAGACGAATCCTACCGAATACCTTCTGTTTGATACTAATGGTTCCAAATTAAGCACCGTCAAATTGAACCAACGTTTGAATCGCATATTTGGTTCTACCAAAGGGATGTCAATCAACGCCCTCAGACATTCGTTTCTTTCAGACAAATACCAAGACACTATCAAACTCAACGAGGATATGGCCGAAGATATGAAATTGATGGGTAGTTCTGAAAAACAAGCCACAACTTATATTCAAAAGGGATAGACTTAAAAGAATTTGTTAGATTCTAACAAAAAACAATTATTAATATTAAGATATAATTTTAATATTAATCAATATTATAACAATGCTTTCCAACTACCAATTAATTGATTTAGCAAAAGCAATGAAATACCCCCTTGAAAAAGTATGCTTTAAAACGGACCTTTGTGAAGAACCACTCAAATACAACTGTGGTTATATTATTAATATACAAGACGAAGTTAATGAGACTACTGGTGAGGACAACGACGGAACGCATTGGACCGCTTTATACGTAGAGAAACACAAAAACGGTAAGGTGCTACCTTTCTATTTCGATTCATACGGCGTTGCACCTCCTGAAGAAGTTAAAGCATTTGTAGGTTGTTATGTTCCTTACTCAACTAAAGATATTCAAAGCATAATGAATGATTGTTGTGGTTTCTATGCGACCGCATTCTGTTTCTTTGTTAGTGCATCTAAATTTAGAACCCATAATATCTACCAAGATGCAGAAACATTCCTCGAACTATTCAAAGACCTTAACCTGTCTCACGATTTTAAACAGAATGAATGGATTTTACAATGCTTTTTTTGTAGAGACCCCCCTACGAAATAATTCTACTTTTCGAACTCAAATAATATGACACTGATTATGATGTCGTATTATTTAACTTCGTTGATAAGTGTTGCTTGAAACTGATAATTGACATCAAAAGACAGATGCCTTTTATAGTTTCTCACTTATCAGGGTTTTCATTTTTTATATTTATTAACCATTGTTCTGCTAATTCTTTTGTTTTATGATTTGACTGTAATACTTTACGATTAAGTCCTCGTCCAATTGGATATGATGCTTTCCAATAAGTTTTATCACCTCTATTCCAAGAATAAACACAACCGGTTCTATTCCTATTATCTCGTTGTTCTTGTAATGACGCCCAACGTAAATTGGATAAATTATTATTTTTTATATTACGGTCTATATGGTCTACAGTTGGTTCATTATTTGGATTTTCAATCCATTGTAATGCAAGTAATCGGTGTAATAGACATTTATGTCGTGTACTTCTTTTAATACAATAAATCCCATCAGGAGATTTTAAATTAACAAAGTAATAACCATTCTCGTTTGATTGTAATTTCATTATCTTTTTATAAACACAAGACCATATATGACCTTGTTTATTAATTTTATATAATCCTTCATATCCTTTAATAAATTCGTATTCAGTTTCCATTATAATATGTTATAATACTATCTCTTTATATATATATTTTAAAGGGATATTTACACACGCGCTCCGCTTAACACATCTATAGAAATGGTTTGTAAATATGTCAGAAATATAACAAGGTCAATCGCCTTACCAGACATATTCTGTCCTTGCACAGAAACAGATTTCGGCACAGACTTCTCAACGTCAAGGCATCTCGATACATCTACATAGTAATAGTTGTAAGCAGTTTCGAAATCCAACTGAGAGATAAGACCAGATGAAAGGCCATCGGTCTCGTCAGCATTGATAGAATTGCAACCCGACAACTGTTCGATAAACTGTTGGTAAGAGTATCGTTGAGTATTATACAGGGCATTCGCTCCTGAAACAACAACCTGAAACTGAGATAACAAACAAAGAGGAGATGTGGTTCCACAACCCGCTCCATCATAAGGAGATGTTAGAGGTGAAATCGCACCGTTGGCTGCCGCGGTGAAGTAGGGCAAAACAAGCACTTTGGTAATATTGGCGAGACCGTTCGTAATCAAGTTATTGAAAAGACCAGCGGCCGCAACATTCAGCACCTGATACTGGTAAATATCTTCATACTCGATTTTCTTAATTGGCGCACTAATATATGCCTGTTCGTAAGCAGGAGCAAACACATAAGAAGGAACGTTCAAGGTAATATTACGAGACATAGGGGTAGAGGTCACCCCAACAACGGATGTCTGTGTAGTGAGCACCGAAGCACCAACAGCCAAGGATAAAGTAAAAGCACCAGCAGGAAAACAAGCAACTGAACCGTTTCCAGCAGCTGCCGATGCGATTTGAAGAGGAGACACACCGCCAGAACCAACCTGCACGTTGGACACCGTTAGAACACCACCCGCACCAGCAGAAGTAAAGGACACCACAGAGTTATTCAACTGCATGGTCAGTTTGAGAAATGTTCCCTTCAACAGGGGCATCTTCTCAAACATATGGTGAAGATGCCGCAATTTGACAATTCCGTTAATTGCCCACTGCACTTCACCTCTGGCGGCCGCACCATCGTTAGTTTTGCTAAAGATGTGAGACTTGTAAATCTGGGCGACGTTGGCGGACGACAGAAGAGTGCTCCAAGCATCAGCACCCGGTCCTGAAAGACCAGCAGGGTCATAGTTGATGTATTGTTGTCTCTTCGTCATACCAATATTACCAGCATTGTAGGCATTAAAAGCACCAGTCACTACTGCAATTGGGGTTGCATTCTGGGTTAAACAACTACCAATTCCGTTGATAGAAGCGGCCGCATTGAAAACTACCGCCAATGCGTCATCAGGGTAAAATCCCATCGAAGCACCTTGAGTAATAATATCATTCATCGAGAGAGAAGTCATTAATCTAAACGAATTGTAAAGACCTTGAAAATTCGTTTGCTGAATGACAGTGACACCGTTGAAATCGCACTGAATAGAATGAATCATTGACCCAAACCAGTTTTTAAGACCACAAGCATAGTCGCAAGAAGTTGCGGCCGTTGCAGGAGCGAATCCCAGATTGACAGCATCACCAGTAAGCGTCATAACCATTGGAATTTGCAAATATGCTTCGCGATAAGACATAAATCTGTTAGAGTTAGATAACTGAGAAGTATCAATGACGCATTGGTTACCAGAATACTGTCCGTTCTGATTGTCTAAAATAGATAACCAATCACGCTTAATAAATACAGTGGGGGTTCCTTCAGTTTGAGAGGACAAGTCATAAACGAGTTGGTCTGACATTTATATACATTTATAAAAGATAAAAAAATAAATCCAAACGCCTTAATAAGGGGGCAACGCCCCCTTTGTCGAACGTCGGTCTTTGACCGATACGTTCCTTTTGGAACAACTTTTCTAAACACTTTGTTAGAATCTAATAGAATCTAACAAAACTAACAAGGTAAAGGAGGGATTGCACTCTTCACATACTGAATTTAATATTCATTGGTTTGGACTTCTTTGTCTTAATCATAAGTTTCTCCAGTTTGCTATTGATTTGTTCTAAACCTGAACCAGAGTAAGCAGATTCAGTTCCATCCGCACTTTTTAATCCGCTCAATGTTGAACCCAGTAAAAAGGATTGTCCACCAGTTATAGTTTTGTGCTTATAAACTCTGCCGTGCATCTTTCCTAAAATAGGCATCTATGTATTGGGTTTAGATTTTAAAATTGAATTGAATCGCATCAATGACGAAAGCAACCCATTAATACTTGTTAGTTGCTTGGTAATGTATTTCGCCTTCTCTGGGTCATCAGTCTTATCAGTAATCAAACTCATTTGATATTTTGCTAAACACTGTATAAAATTAGAAATGGATTGTTCGCTTACTTCATTGAAATTCATTTATATAATTAAGCAATATTAAAATTGAAATATATTAATTGATATAAAATTAATTAACATATTATATTAATGACTGAAATTTGGAAATCAATTGAAGGATA